GGAGCGACGGGGCGCAGTTCCCGAGCATGGCGCCCGGCACGTGGCCGTGCTGCTTCAGCTCGGCGCCGATGGCCTTGCGGTTGGGCTCGAACAGCGGCAGCAGGGTGTGGGCGATGGCCTCGATCTCTGCGCCGGCCTCGGGCTGGTCGCAGGCCTGCAGCAAGGCGGCGGCACGCAGCAGGCCGTGGAACGCGGCCTCGACCTTGGGCGACGCCTGCCGGAGCCGCAGCGGCACCAGCTCCGCGTCGGTGATCACCACGCCGGGCGCGCCACCGGCGCTCGAGACGGTCGCCTCGGGCAAGGTCAGCTTGCGGATGCCGAGCACCTCGAGCGCGCCGAGCAAGGCGCCGCGCAGCCGCCCGGCCCGGTCCTCGCGCCGGCCGGCGCGGTCGCGGTAGCCGCGCGCGACCTCCTTCGCCGCCGCGGCGTGGGCCTCGGCCTCGACGATCTCGCGCACCACGCCGCGCGCCAGCTCGACGAACGTGGTCTCGCTCTCGAGCCCGCACTGGACGCCGTCGTCATCCTCGCCCCGCTCGCGCAGGGCTTGGACCAGACCGGTCGAGGCCAGGGCCTCGAGCCTGAGCGTGTGGTCCGACATCACGCCACCTCCGACAGGATCTGCAGCACCTCGACCTTGGCCGCGAGCTGCGCGCGCTCGACGATCTCGCGGATCTCGTTGACCAATTCGCAGCTGATCGGCCGCCCGGCGGCACGCTCGATCGTCTCCTGGTACAGGTTGGCCAGGGCCTCGGCGAAGATCAGCAGGGTCTGCTGATCGCTGTGGCTCAAGGGCAGGCCGACGAAGCGCGGCCGCAGCGCGGCCAAGTCAGAATGAGCGGTCAAGTTGATCTCCCTACGGCATGTCCGGTGCCGTGACGGGAATTTTAGGCAATCCATGACCCCTTTTCCAGCGCAAATCCCGAAAAGTCGTGGATTTGTCCCGTACGCCGGTAAGCGAGCGGACGGCGGCGCAGGAGGGCGTGCCGGCGTGCATCGGCGCCCGCGGGATCGCCCCAGCCGGTTTCGTTGCCAACGATCCAGCCAGCGATCTCGCGCGCTGGATTCCCCTGCTTGAAAGCAGGGGGGATCCTTACGGGGATAGGCTGATCGAGGAGCTGCGCCGCGCGCTCATCACGCCGTCCGGCCTGCCCCCAGGCTAGGCGATCTGGAGCCGCGCCAGGTAGACGATGCGGCCCAGGATCCGCACCGCGTCGACGGGCACGGTCACCGGCTCGTCGCCGTCATCCACGCTCAGCCGCCGCTCGCCCGGCCGCAGCGTCGTGCTGACCCGCACCACCCGCAGCTCGTGCGCCAGCTCGCACAGGTAGGGCGCCCGGTCCGTGCCGCCGGTCTGCGCGGTGTCGGCCACGACAAGGTCGCCGCGCTGCAGCGCCGCCACCTGCGGCTCCCCGGTCACCTGCCAGGCCAGCAGCCGCCCGGCGCGCGCCGCCGGCGCCAGCTGCGGCGGCAGCGCGATCACCGCGCTCCTCGCCGGCGCGTCCCCCGCCGCCGCCTTGCCGCCGGGCTCGAGCAGCCGCACGTGGAACACCTCGACGTCGCCGCCCGCGGTCGCGGCCTTGTCGGGCAACAGCGCCGCCGGCGAGACGTTCAGGCTTTCGGCGATCAGCATCAGCGTGCTGATCCGCGGGTTCAGCGACCGGCCCACCACGACGTCGCGAACCGCGCCCTCGGGCAGCCCGGCGCGCACCGCGACGTCGCGCAAGGTCACCCGCCGCTTCTCGGCGATCTCGACGATCCGCCGCCGCAGGACGTCCCACAGCCGCTCCTCGGCCAGCATGCGCTCGGTCAGCGCCGGCGCCCCGGTGCCGGCCGCAGCCGCCTCCTTGGCGTCCGCGCCAGGAGCCGGTCGCCTAGCGCGGTTGACATCCGCCGGTCCTGATGGTGTGTCGACCGGCGAGCACTCCAGGTCACGCCAAGCATGCGCCGCCGCCATAGCCATCGTCGCCCCTCCTCCGCCTCGCCGGCCTGCCCTGCCGTCCGTCCGCGACGCCGCCCGCGCGCCGCACCTCGAAGCCGATCCCTCGTCATCCCTCCTAACACAGGGCAAAAGCCGCTGGATAGTTCCCTGCAGGCAGGCCGCGAAAAGCCAGCAACGGCGCGGGTTGGCGGCGGTCCGGCCGCATGAATCCCATAGGCTTTCCAAAGCGGCGCGCGGTCGCCAGCAAGGCTAAATCCATCCCCGGGCTGGCGGCATCCCTGGCCGCGGCGCTGGCTCCGACCGCCCCGGCCAAGGGCCAGCTGGCGCCAGGCGGCGGTCGCCACCCGCGCCGGCTGACCCGCTACACCAGCCCGCTGAACGGTCCGCGGCTGTACCATAGCGCAGCCGAGGCGGCGCGCGCCGTCCGGCTCGACGAGCTCTACCGCCAGGGGCGCATCCGCCTGTGGCTGCCGCAGGTGCCGCTGTTCGTCGGCATCGACGAGGCCGGCAAGCCGGTGATGTACCTGGCCGACTTCCTGGTCGTGCTCGACAACGGCCTGGTGCGGCTCGAGGACGTCAAGAGCCGCAACGGGCTGAGCGACACCGAGCGCAGCCGGGCCAAGCGCGCCGCGGTCCGCGCCCGCTACCCGCACCTCGAGCTGGTGCTGGTGACACGACCTGAGGGTGATTAACCGCCCTCGTTAAAAAGCGTTTTGATTCGGTTTTGGCGCGCGTGGCAGTACCGCAGGGCATCCAGAACCAGGCTTCATCCATCTCTTCGTTGATCGATCCAGCCGGCCGGCGTAATGCGGTAGTCTCTGAAGAGATCAGGCTGCCGCTTGGCGACGCTGTAGCGCGTGCGGTGGCGGCGGCGGAGGAACTGAGCCCAAGGACGATGCCTGCCGACGATCCCGGCCATGCGGTGGCGTGATGCGCCGCGGGTGCCACGACTCCATCGCCCGCCAGAGCGGGCTCGACGCTTAGGCGTCAAACGGGCCGATGCCCGCGGATAACACCGATGTTGTTCGAGATTCCTCACAAGCCTGACGACATGCCGCTCGAGATCTGGACGGCGCTGCTGCGACGCGCGCAGAACGCCTGCGAGATCAAATGCGACCAGCCGTGCGACCGGCGGCTGGAGGTCGACCACCTGCACGCCCAGGCGCTGGGTGGCGAGACCAGCTTGGCCAACTGCCGGCTGGTGTGCGCGCGCTTCAACCGCGAGCGTGGCATGCAGCCCGACCCGAAATGGCGGCGGCCGACGTGGTTCGACGAGCGGCCTAACTTCGAGAACCTGCGCCGCATGCAGATGGCTTGCGGTCCCGACGCGGTCTTGAATTGCGCCGAGCTGTTCACGACCAAGCGCCGCGAGCTGCTGCGCTACGTCTCGCTGCTGGCGATGGTCACCGGCGCCGGCAAGACCCTGACGATGGTGGCGCTGCTGCTCGCGATCAACGAGGAGGTCAATCGGCAGATCGAGCACGCGCCCCGCGTGCGCAAGGTGCTCTGGTTCGTGCAGGAACGGGCCTTGGGCGACCAGCTCAAGCGCGAGCTGCTCAAGGAGATCGTGGATCTCGGGATCCACGCCTCGCCGCCGTCGGTGCAGATCTGCAACGAGACCGGCGACCTCGAGCGTGGGCCGATGCACCACGACTTCACCATCTCCTGCCCGCACGCGCTCTGGGAGCGCAAGGACCAGAAGCGCAGCGACGCCGAGATCGCCGAGACGCTGTCCAAGTGGGACGTCATCGTCTGGGACGAGTGCGATTTCGCCGCCGACCAGATCGGCCGCCTTGCCCGGCTGGCGCCGCACGCGCTCAAGTTCGGGCTCACCGCCACCCCGATCGACGGCAGCGGCGAGTTCCTGCGCCATTTCGCGCTCGCCGGCAAGGCGAGCTACCGGGCCGTCTTCGACCACGACCGTTGCCTATCCCTGCTCGTCGACTGGCAGGAAGCGCGCGATCACGGCTGGGTCATGGCCGTGCCGCACTCGGCCTATTGCACGCTTGACGCCGGCATCGAGGTCCATCGGGAGGGCCAGCACGGCGTCAAGTCCTCCCTGCCGGGTGGGCTCGCCGCCATCCGGCACGCGATCGTCCAGGCGTCGGAGATCGAGCGCGAGATGCGCAAGGCGATGCCGGAGCACTGGTATTCGCCGCATATCCTGATCCGCTGCGACAGCAAGGCCGAGGCCAAGCATCTCAAAGCTCAGGTCGACCGCGACCTCGAAGCCGGGATGTTCGACACGGTCGGCGAGGGCTGGCGCACCACGATCATCCATCAGGGCATGCGCGGCGTGCCGGCCGAGGAGTCGCGGCTGTTCCACGACCAGAAGGGCGTGGTGCATCCGTTCCTGCGCGCCAAGGATCACCGCGGTCGTTGCGATCGGCGCTCGTCACGCATTCTGTTCTGCGTCGACATGGGTCTGCGCGGGCTCAACAACTGGCCGACCCTGATCGTGGTCGACATCGCCCGCGGCAACAGCGTCAACGTGCAGGTGCAGATCCTCGGGCGGCCGATGCGGCTGCCGTTCTGGCTGCAGGACGCGGCGCGCGACAAGAAGCTGAGGGAGTTCGTGGCGATCCGGTACTTCTACCCGGATCACGGCGGCTCGCCCGGCGCCATGCAGCAGGCGTTCGACTTCGTGCTCGACATGGACGCGCGCTTCGAGAGCGCCGGCCTGATCGGCTGGGCCGACATTCTCGACGGCGAGGACACGGCGCTCTGGCACTTGCCACAGGCTACCGAGCAGCCGTTCACCCTCGGCGACCGGGTGCAGGTCGATGCCGAGCTGGGCCGGGTGATCGAGAGCGGCACGCCGATCGAAAAAATCGATTCCGAGGTGATCGAGGGCATCCTGTCCCGGCTGCCGCCGGTGCTGACGGAAGGGCGGCGGGAACGCGCCGAGGAGCACATCGAGCGCGTGCTGCACGACTCGAGGTACCGTGGCGAGCTGATCTCCGAAACGCCTCCGGCGGTCATCTGCCCGATCAGCCGTGAGGAGCCGAAGAAGCCGGGCGAGCACACGCAGGAGGAGCTGATCCGGTTCGCCACCGGCTCGCGCAAGTACGGCGAGGCCTCGATCCTGGCGGCTCTCACCGAAGGCCATCCGGTAACGCTGCGCCTCATCAGCCAAGTCATGCACGATGAAGAGATGCGCTACTACCGCCAGCCGATCCGTCTGTTCCGGCTGCACACCTGCAAAGGCGATCGCGGCATCGTCACCGGCATCGGCGACGTGCTGCACAAGGATCTCGATCATCGCCTGCAGCTGCCGTCGAGCGCAGGGAAGGAGGTGTTCAAGGCCGTCAGCGTGGCGGTGGGCATGGTGTTCGGCTGCCCTGACACCAGCAACGACGGCCCTCTCGACCAGCCCAGCTATCACCATGAGCTGACCCGGCCCCGGGTGCAGGGGCAGATCAAGGAGCTGGCGGCTCGACTGCTGATCCGCAGCGGCGTCATTCCCCATGCCGGCGCCGTCTACTTCGGGAGCCGGGCCGATGTCGCGTAAGGACGAGATCGGCCTCGAAGGCCAATCCGACCTGCTGCAGGCGGAACGACAGATCAGCTTGCGTTCGACTCGGTCGCGCGACGCCATCCGCGGCAAGGGTGCGATCCGGGGCGTCCGTCCCGAGCAGGAGGAGTTCCTGCTTGCCCAGCTGGTCGGGATCAGCGCCGCTCAAAACTGGATGTGGCCGGAGATCGTGCGCCTGCTGGAGGACGCGCAACGGCGGGATTGGTCGCGGCCGATGGTCGTGGTGCCGCCCGACGGTGACGCCAGAGGCCTCACCGTCCGCACCTTCGGCAGCTTCGAGGCCGTGTACGCCGAGCTGGTCGAGCCGTGGCTCGGGTCCTGGGCCGAGCTGCAGAAGACCTACGCCCGGTTCAAGAAGGGCGAGGTCACCCAGGAGCAGGGCGCGGAGGAGATCCAGCTCCGCGCCAAGGCGGGCAGGCCGAAGAAGGGTGAGGAATGCGCGGGATTACGCGCATTATCGAGGAGTGAGACCAAAGACCGTACCCTCGCCCGCCTGCGCCGTGACGACCCCGACCTCGCCACCCAGGTGGAACGCGGCGAGCTGACCGCCAACGCCGCCGCCGTCGCCAAGGGCTGGCGCAAGACGCCGACCCGCGTCGAGCGGATGCGCCGGGACTGGCACGCCGCGACCGAGGACGAGCGTGCCGCCTTCCTGGCCGAGATCGGCGCCGCGATCGTCGGCACCGCCCCGAGAGCCGCTTGATGCCCGGCCGCCACGACGTCGTCACCGTCAGCCATGACACCGTCACCGTTGACCATGACAGCCCGGCCCGTCGTGGCGGCCAACCCTCACCAGGAGACCGCCTCTGATGTCCGAACACGACGAGCCGCTCTTCGAGCACCTCGAGCCCCCCGCGCCGCCGATCAACGGCCACGACCCGGAGCCGCCGCCGGACATGGCCGACGCGTCCCATCGCCACGCGTGCGTGCTGATCCCGCCGCGGCGCATCTTCCAGCCCGGCGAGGCGCTGCCGTCGCACCTGACCCCGGCCGATATCGCCAGGGCCTGCCGCACCAGGCACGCCAACATCTGGCGCGCCTGCTGCTGGTACGGCAGCCTGCCCTACAGCAAGCAGGGCAGCCGGCTGCTGGTGCTGACCGCGGACGCCGTCGCCTTCATCCAGCAGGGCTGGCAGGCCAAGCGGCACCGCCGCACCGCGGCCGAGATCGCGGCCGATGCCGTCGCCGCGCTCGGCGCCGCGACCGCCGCCGAGCCCCAGGATCCCGTCGTGGTGCCGTTCCGTGCGCCGCCGCCGCTGCCGCCGCTGCCGCCCAGGCTCGCCGCCAGCAACGACGCCGTGCCCCGGCTGGTCGGCCGCGACCAGCTGATGGCCAGCCTCGACATGGCCGAGGACGAGGCGGACGCGTTCCTGGCCTCGGGCGAGCTGCCCGTGTTCCGCCTCGGCGAGCAGCGCAAGGTCGCCCTCGCCGACCTGATCGCCTGGATCGAGAGGTGCCGCGAGCGATGACCGAACCGAGGACCCGCCGCTGCCGCCCCTTCCGCGCCGAGGAAATCGCGATCATGTGCGCCATGGCCGAGCAGGGCCACGGCTGCCGGCGCATCGCCACCTTCCTCGGTCGGCCGCAGAACAGCGTGCAGAGCTGGCTCGCCCGCCACGGCCACCTCGAGGCCCGCGAGGTCAAGCGGCTGCTGGTGACCGAGCTGCTCGCCGCTGAGCCCGGCATCAGCAACCGCGAGGTCGCGCGCCGTCTCAGCACCAGCGCCTACCTGGTCGCCCGCGTCCGCGGCCGAACCTACTACCCGATCCTGCACGCCAGCCCGGTCGAGTGGCTCGAGCAGCCGCCCGGACGGATCGTGGCGCAGCGCGCCGCCCACGGGATCACCTCACCATGACCGCCACCGCCGCCGCCACCGCCGCCACCACGTCCGAATGCGTCGCCCGGGCCAGCTGCGCCGGCTGCAGCCGCGCCATCGTCGTTTCCGCCCCCGACTGCTACACCGTGCTCGAGGCGCTGATGCAGGAGCTCGAGGAGGCCGCCTGGTCCCTCGACCCCATCGGCCGCCGCGTCTGCCCGACCTGCGCCACCGGCGCCACCGTCGCGGCGCGCCGCCGGTGACCGGCCCGATCCTCGCGCGCGCCGTCGCCCTGGCCGAGGGGATCGACCGCAGCGCCACCCAGCTGGCCACGCTGGCGCACGATCAGAACTCCCTGTCGCAAGTCCTGGTGCTGGCGGCGCACGCCATCGACCGGCTCAAGGTCGAGACCGCCGCCCTGGCCGACGCCCTGGCCCAGCCGGTGCCGCCGCCGCCGGAGAATGGGCCGTGGGGGCGGGGGCGAGCGTCCGGGATGCCGTGGTGGTCAGGGATGGCGTGGCGCGGCAACGCCGCCTCGTGGCAGGCGTTCGTCGCCGGCCCGAGGAACGGCGTCGGCTGCGACCTGCTGCAGCTGTTCGGCCCGTCGAGCGAGCCGCTGGCGCATTCGTGGGACGCGCTGGCCGGCGGCGCCGGCGATTCGCCCGAGACCACGGACGGCGTGCTGACCTTCAGCAAGGGCTCCAAGCAGGGGCAGGTGCTCTGGGGCGACCCGGCCACCCGGGCGCTGCCGATCGCCTACACCATCCGGCCGGTGCCGATCGACCCGGCGGCCAGCAACGAGGACGGCCGCAACCCCGGGACCTGGGAGAGCATCGCCAAGGGCGAGCATGACGACGTCTGGCGGCGCCTCGGCATGCGGCTCGCCTACCAGGACCAGAAATGGGGCCGGACGGCACCGCTGGTCCTGGAAATTGGACATGAAATGTCGGGGGCGTGGTATCAACATAGCATCCACGGTCAATTGCCGGACGGCCGCTGGTGCTACGAAATATTCCCGACGGCGTGGGCGCGGATTGTCGAGAACATCCGTGCCGGCTGCTTGAAGCAGGCCGGCAAGCAGTGCCCGTATTTGTTCATCTTCCGACCGGGACGCTGCGCGCTGCCTGCCGGCGTCCGCCTCGATCGCTACTTGCCGCCACCCGGAACTTGGGACGCGATCGGCATTACTTGCCACGACAATCAACCCTGGTGCACCACCACGGTGCCCCGCGCCTGCTGGACGCCGGCCCTCGACAAGAGCGGGTCGGTCGACATGGAAGGTCTCGAGCTGCTGGCCGAGGTCGCCGAGAAGTATCGCAAAGGCATCGCCATTGTCGAATGGGCGCCCTACCCGCCCGAGAGCACCACGTACCGCTCGGGCCCCGATGCCGGCATCTTCGTTCAGGCCATGTTCGACTTCTTCCGCGAGCACAGCCACCTGGTCGCGTGCGAGTGCTACTTCGAGCGCGAGGCCTGCTCGATGACCAGCCGCCCGGACTGGTCGGCGACCCAGGCCTACCGCCGGCTGTGGGGCACCGCGGGCTAGGCAGCGCGCAGCTGCCTAGCCTGGGTGGCGGCAGACTTCCACACCGCGGCGCTGGACATCCCCGCATATTGCATTGCATCATGGGACGACTTGGTTCCCATCTCCCTGGACGGCAAGGAAGCATGCCGTTCGCAGCCGCGAAAGGATCAACGGGGATGTCGCCCATGCAGGATCAGGCGGCGGCGGCGGCGGGCACCGCCGGCAACGCGGCCGCGACGACGGACCCGCCGTACGAGGCCGCGATCGTGGTGCTGCCGGCGCGCGGGCCGGTGCCGCGCGGGCTGCGCGCCCGCACGCTCGGGCTGTGGTGGCGCAGCGTGCGCCCCCTCGGCTGCCGGCTGGCTGCCGGCTGGTCGGCGTTCTGGTGGCTCAGCGCCTGCCCGGTCGGGCCGGCCCCGCCGAACGACGTCGCGGAATGGGCGCTGGTGCTGCTCTCCTGGGTGATGGTCGGCACGCTGGATCTGGTGGCGCAGACCTCGACATGAGCGGCTGGCCGGACGGCGCGTGGCTGGTCCTGGTCGCGCGCTGCGGCGCGCTGCTGGTGACCGAGCGGGGCGCCAAGCTGCCGCGCTCCGACGTGTTCCCGGTCGCCGCCGAGGCCAGCCAGCAGCGCGCCCGGGCGCTGTGCCTGGTGCTGGGCCAGCCGACCGACACGGGTCAGCTCGTGGTGCCCAACTTTCCCGGCACGATCGGCGCGGCCGTGGAGCTGCGGCAGCAGCTCGCCCTGCGCCGGCCCGGCGCCGTCGCGGCGCTGACCGAGGCCATGCTCGAGGACATGGTCGAGGCCATGACGCCCGGACCGGGCTAGCTAGCCGGGCTTGCGCCCTGGGATCGACTCGTCCAGGATGCCGGTGTCCGAACCAAACGGGACGCCCGCGCGGTCATGAGCGGCTCCGCGCGGGCGCTCTCGTTTCCGGCCCTGGTCGCAAGCCTGGTTCAGAACCGGCAGGTCGCGGCCGGCCTGTTGCCTACCGCCAGATAGACCTCCAGCCGCCACGGCTCGTGGCCGGGAGCGGCCTGACGCAGCGTGGAGCAGATCTGCTCGGCCGTGAGACGGGCATCGCCGGGCAGAAGGCTGCCGATCGTCACCTCGTAGATGCTGTCGTCGAACAGCTCGACGTTGACGTCGTAGGCGGTGATCGCGCCCGCGGTCCGCAGGAAGTCGCCTAGCAGGTGCATGTGGTCGACGATCGTGGGCGGTGCCTCGGCTGCCGACGGCGTTGGCACGCTCGCCGCCGCTTGGGCGGGCCGCGGCGCCGGTCCGGCGGTCAGGTAGCCGAGGGCAAGAGCGCCCGCCGCCATGCCAAGCGTTAGATTGAGCGGCATGCACCGTGTGAGGGTGGTCATCGGTTGTTCCTCGCAGTGAGCGCGGCGGGATTGCCGCGTGCCGGTTGATGGTTGAGGGTCAGCGATCGTTGTTGGCCGCCAGCGCGTGCTGCAGATCCTCGATCAGCGGGTGAAGCTCGCGCGCCGGGATGCCGGCCGTCCAGGCGTCGATCACCTGCGCCACCGCCAGCCGCAGCCGAAGGGCGCGTTGCCGGCGCCGGGCCGAGCGCTCGGTCGAGGTCATGGCGCGGTCGCCCAGGGCATGGCGGGGCATCAGGCCTGCTCCTGCCTTGCCTTGATCCACTCGAGGATCTCCCTCGCCTCGTCGGCGATCTCGTCGAGATCCTCGTCATCGCCGGCCGCGGGCAGGACAGAGTTGGTCATGAAATCCTCGAGGTCGGCCTCGACGTCGCCGACGTCCTGGCCGTCGAGGTAGTTGAAGACGGCGGTCTCGATCTCGTGGCGGGTCATCAGCGTGCCTGCTCCTTCTCCTTGAGCGCGTCGATCAGCTTCGACACGGTGACGCTGTCGGCCTGATCGAGGCGGCCCTGGCGCTCGCGCATGGTCAGGCCGTAGCGTTTGGCCCAGGCGCCCAGGTGACGCTCGTCGCCCAAGCCGGCCTGGGTCAGGAGCACGCGCAGGTAGGCCAGCTGCTTGGCGGTTGGCATGGTCATCTTTCGTTTCCCGAAGGGGTGGCGGGCGGCCCGGTGCGGGGCGGTGCGGGTGACCGCACCTGGACCGCACCTGAGCCGCCCCGGGTCGTGTCAGTCGGGGTAGATGCGGCCGGCGGCGTCGACCCAGATCCGGCTGCAGTCGTCGGCCTCCAGCTCGATCACCCAAATCCGCGGGTCGCTGATCCGCTGGCCGATCTTGCCGGTCCAGGCGTGGTCGCGGCCATCGTGGCGCACGTCGCGCGGGCACTTCGCCACCTTCGCCATCATCTTCTCGGGGTAGCGCATCTTTCGTCTCCCGCAGCGCCGGGCTCCATCGCCTGGCCCTTTTCTTGTATCGTGCGGGACGAAACGCCGCCACGCGGGAACGACCGGAAGCGCACCATGCTACGCCGCGATCCGGCGCGGCGCGCCGGCTCAGGTCGTCCGCAGCGCGTCCATCGGCCGGATCGGCCGGCTGCCGTCGAGGTGCCCGCCCCAGCGCGCCAGCAGCATCCGGCGCAGCTCCCCGTCCTCGGCCTGGTCCGGCAGCACCCCCAGCTCGAACCGCTCCACCTGCCACGGCGCGAGCCCGCTCAGGCGGACGATCGCCTCGGCCTCGAGCTGGATGGCGCCCAGCAGCCCGGCCAGCATCGACTTGGTCGGCTGGCGCCAGGAGGCCAGCGGCTGGCGCCCCGGCAAATCGAGCGGCGCCCAGCCCGCCCGCCGGCCCGGGTGCGCCTCGCGGGCGCCCAGGCTCGGGCTCATGGGCTCATCGGCCGCGAACATCCCGGGCCACAGGCCGGCGCCGTCCGCGCGGGTCAGGGCCGGGTGCGGCACCAGCCGCAGCCAGCCCGGCCGGCGCACGCTCAGGCAGCGCAGCAGGTAGTCGGCTTCGGCCAGCTCGGGTTGCGGGTGCCAGACGATGTGCTCGGGCTCGCCGTCCGGCGTCAGCTCGTAGACGGCCGCGGCCCAGCCTCCTGGGGACAGGTTCTGCATGGTGTTCTCCCACTTTGAGCGGGACGATAGCGCTTCACCGGGGTCGCGTCAGGGCAAATCCAGCAGATTTTCGCCATCAAGGCGCCGGGCAGCCGCTTCCGGGGTGGCCGCGAGGGGGCAGGTATCTCGCCAAGCGCACGCGCGGGGTCTAGCTTGCGCGCCACCCCGCCCAGCATGGAGAGCCTGGCCCTGTCCCGCGTCCCCCTCGCTGCCCTGGACCGCACGGTCCGTCATGCCTAGAGCGCGGGCCAAGGTGCCCGATCCGTCGCCCAAGAAGCGCGGGCGCGGGCGGCCGCGGTTCGAGCCGTCGAAGGCGCAGCGCGAGGCGGTCATGACCGCGTCCGGCGCCGGCGTCGCGGACCATTACATCGCGCTCTTGATCCTCGATCGCGGCTCCGGGCTGCCGATCAGCGAGACCACGCTGAAGCAGCACTTCCGGCTCGAGCTGAGCCAGGGCCGCGCCGACGCCCACCTCAACGTCGGCAAGGCGATCCTCGATCAGGCCAAGGCCGGCAACATGACGGCCGCGATCTGGTACAGCAAGACGCAGATGGGCTGGCGCGAGACCCAGCCGATCCCCGCCGCCTCGGCCGACCCGAACAGCGCCGGCAGCGCCGCCGACCTGCTGGCGCAGCGGCTGCGCGACGCCGCGCGGGCGATCAAGCTGCTCGAGGACCTGGCCCCGCCCGAGCCCGAGCTGGTGCATGACGCGGCACGCGAGGAAGGCGCGGGGTGATGACGCTCTACACCTACGCCGCCCGCTGCGCCCGCGTCGTTGACGGCGACACGATCCGCGCCCTGTTCCAGCTTGGCTTCCACGTCAGCCTCGAGCAGACCGTGCGCCTGCTCGGGATCGACGCGCCCGAGACCAACAGCCCCGACGCCACCGCGCGGCTCGCGGCGCAGATGGCCAAGGTCCGCCTGGGCCAGCTTTTGCCGCCCGACCTGACCGTCATCGTGCAGACGCATAAGACCCGCGAGACCGACCGCTACGGCCGCTACCTCGCCGACATCCTTTTGCCCGACGGCCGCTACGTCGCGCAGGTGCTGCTCGCCGAGGGGCTGGTCCGGGCTTACGCCGGCGGTGCCCGGTCATGAACCTGCAGGAGGCGCTGACCCCGCGCTGGTACCAGCTGCGGCCGCACCCGATCCAGCACAAGCTGGTGACCAGCAAGGCGCGGTTCCGGGTCGTGCCGGCCGGGCGCCGCAGCGGCAAGACCGAGCGCGCCAAGAGGAACCTGGTAAGGCAAGCCCTGCTCGAGGACCGCTGGCCCGATGCTCGGTTCTTCGCCGCCGCCCCGACCCGCGATCAGGCCAAGCAGATCTATTGGCAGGATCTGAAGCGCTTGATCCCGCCCTGGGCGCTCGCCGAGACCCCGCGCGAGAGCGAGCTGATGATCCGCCTGGTCAACGGCGCCGAGATCTGGGTCGTCGGCATGGACAAGCCGGAACGGATCGAGGGCCGGTCCTGGAACGGCGGCTGCCTGGACGAATACGGCAACATGCGCGCCACCGCCTGGACCGCCAACATCCGCCCGGCGCTGGCCGACCGCGGCGGTTGGTGCTGGATGATCGGCACACCGGAGGGACGCAACCATTACTATGATCTATTTAGGTACGCGCTGGCCGACGAGTCGGGCGAATGGGCCGGCTTCCACTGGGTGTCGGCCGATATCCTGTCGCCAGGCGAGATCGAGGCGGCGCGGCGCGACATGGACGAGCTGACGTTCCAGCAGGAGTTCGAGGCGTCGTTCCTGTCGTTCGCCGGCCGGATCTACTACCCGTTCGAGGAACGGACCCACTGCGCCCGGCTGTCGCATGACCCGCGCGCGCCGCTGATCCTGTGCCTCGACTTCAACGTCGATCCAGGCACGGCCGTGATCGCGCAGGAGCTGCGGCTGCCCAGCGGCCACGACGGCACCGGCGTGATCGGCGAGGTGCACATCGAGCGCTCGAGCAACACGGAAAGGGTCTGCCGCAAGATCCTGGCCGACTGGGGCCATCACGTCGGCCGCGTGGTGTGCTACGGCGATGCCACCGGCGGCGCGGCGGGCTCGGCGAAGGTCGCCGGCAGCGACTGGGACATCGTCCGGCGGCTGCTCGGCGCCCACTTCAAGGACCGCCTGGCGCTCGACATCCCGCCCGCCAACCCGCCCGAGCGGGTGCGGATCAACAGCGTCAACGCCCGGCTCAAGAACGCCCTGGGCGAGGTTCGGCTGATGGTCGACCCGACGAAGGCGCCCTGGACGGTGCGCGACCTCGAGGGCGTGCGCGTCATCGCGGGCAGCGACGGCGAGATTGACAAGAAAGCCGACCCACGCCTGACTCATCTTTCGGACGCCTTGGGCTATTATGTAACCAGGAGATTTTCGATCGTCGGTTCTGGCCCGCGCGGCCCAACCCGTTTGCATGGGGTCTACTGAGCTGTCCGAGCCGCCCGTGCTGTTCTGGGTGGTGTTGGCCTTCGGCTGGTTGTCGGCGTTGTGCTGGGTTTCAGGCGCGCTTTTGCTCCTGCGGCGCCAGTGGCACGCCAGGAGGAAGGGCGATGCCCGAAAGGACCTTGATCGCGACCTTGACCAAGCTGGAGGTGTTGAACGCCGCGGCGAGCATCGCGATGGTGATCGCGCTGGTGACGGCCTGCGTGCTGCTGCGGCAGACCTACCTGCGGCTGGGGGCGATGGAAGAGCAGCTGGTGGAGCGCAACGTGCAGGGCACCCGCAATCTGACCCTGTCTGACGAGCGCAACGCCCAGGGGTACCGCCAGCTCCAGCTTCTGGAGGAGGCGGTGCGCCGCCTCGACCCGTGACCGCCCCCAGGGCGGCTCGGGTTCTCGTGGTCGAGGACGAGGTGGTGATCGCGATCTTGGCGCAGCAGGTTCTTGAGGAGGCCGGGCTGGAGGTGGTCGGCGTCGCCGGCAGCGAGCACGGCGCTTTGGTCCTGGCCGCGCTCACCCATCCGACCCACGCGCTGGTGGATGTCAAGCTGGCGCCAGGCGACGGCCGCGTGGTCGCGCGCGCGCTAGGCGCCCAGGACTGCGCCGTGGTCTATTGCACGGCGTGGGTCTCGACCGTGCTCCACGACCCGAGCGCCGCGCCGGGCCTGGCCATGGCCAAGCCCTACGACCCGGAGGACATCATCCTGGCCTTGCACGCCGCGCGCCGGCTGGCCGACGGCGAGCAGGGGGTCGCGCTGCCGCACGGGATGGTGCGGGTCGGGGGTGACCAAGGTGCGGGTGACCGCACCAGCGCCCGGGTCGGCGCGCCTGGGCCGCGCTAGGCGCCGGCCGCCCCATGGTGCGCGCCGGCGCGTTCCTCCGGCCACGCCGGGCCACCCTTGGCCAGCCGCACCAGCTCCACCGCCACCGGCCCCAAGGGGTCCCATGTCGGCCGCTGCTGGGTCACCCGGTCGAGATCGGCGAACCAGGTCTGGCCGTCGATCTCGACCTCGACCCAGGCGTGCAGGCCACCCCCGCTGCGGGTGCCGATCGCGAGCGTGGGATGGAAGCCACGGGCCTGGAGCCAGGCGAACGAGTAGGCGGCGAAGTCCTCGCAGTCGCCGACCCGGGTCGACGCCATCTGGCCCGCTGTCTGCCACGTGTCCCGGGCCGGATCGTCGGGCTGCCGCGTCATGCGGGCCAGCTCGTGATCCAGCGGGGCGAGCGGGCTAGGCACCGAGGCGCACGCGCCCAGGCTCGAGGCGAGCGCCGCCGTGGCCAGAAGCTTGCGACACATCACCGGCGACCGCGCGAGCAGCCCGAAGCTGATCAGCGGCCAGGGCGACCATTTCTTCTCGGTCATGTTCATCTCCGCAGTGAGAGGTAGCGCGCCAATTTCTACCGAAGCGCTTGCCTGCTCGCCAGCTGCTAGCGGGGCGCGCCGCCGCCCCATGGTGCGCGCTCGCACGGATTGCGCGCACCGGCCCCCGCACCGCGCTACGATGCCGTGTCCAGGGGAGGGCAGGGCATGGCGGCGGACTGGGACAAGGCGGCGGAGCAGATCGCGCAGATCCATGCCCTCCAGGATGAGTGCCTCGCGATGCTGCGCGAGATGCGGGCCGAGCTGCAGGCGATCAACGAGAGGCCGCTGCCGGAGCTGGGGACCGCGCTCGCAGGACCGATGGCGGGGCTGACGGTCCCGCCGCTTCTGGACCGGCTCCACGGGATCGAGCGGCGGCTTGGCCGGCTGGAGAACGATCTGACGCGGCTGGAGATCGGCCAGATCGAGCGCGGCACCCGGGTGCTGCAGCTGGACGGCCATCTGCGCGAGCTGGAGCAGCGCCTGCGCAAGGTCGAGCAGCGGCTGGACGAGATGGAGCGGCGGCGGGAGCAAGAGCCGTGAGCGCCCGGTCGGCGCCGCGCGGGATGACGGTGGACGAGTTCCTGGCCTGGGACGACCGCACCGGCACGCGCTACGAGCTGGTCGACGGCCAGCCGGTGGCGATGAACCCGCCCGGCGGGCCGCACCGCACGATCGCGGCCAACGCCGCGCGGCTGATCGGCAACGCGCTGGCTCGGGGCGGGGGACCGCCCCAGGGGCGGCGCCCGTGCCGGCCCGAGGCGCCCGGCAGCGTGACGGTGGCGAGCGGGCGCTGGCGTGAGCCCGACGTCGCGGTGACCTGCCAGCCGCCGGGGCCGACCACCGCCGACCCGCTGCTGCTGGTCGAGGTGCTGTCGCCCGGCAACCGCGACACGGATCTGCTGGAGAAGGTGCCGGAATACAAGGCGCTGCCGAGCGTGGGCGAGATCTGGCTGGTCGAGACCAAGCAGCGCTGGGTGCAGGTCTGGCGGCGCGACGCCGCCGGCGTCTGGCACGGCACCGACCATGCCGGCGACGCGTTCGCCAGCCCGACGCTGGAGGCGCTCGTGCCGCTGGACGAGATCTACGCCGGCAGCGAGGTCGCGCCGTGAGCGACGACCCCTTCGACAGCTACGGACCCGAGGGCAAGCTGTCCTACCTCCACCACCGGCTCAAGCTGCTCAAGGACAACCAGCGCTACCATTTCGGCTGGACGGGCCTGCTGACCTTCGTGGTCTGGGTGCTGGTCCTGGTGCAGATGAACAGCTGCGGGGATCTCAAGCTGCTGCAGCGCGGCCAGGAGCAGGCGCGGGAGCAGGCCGAGCGGGACCGGCTGCAGGGGCAGCTGGACGAGGCGCTGCAACGGCTGAGCACGCTGGAGGGCCGGCAGGGGGCGGCGCGGCCGTGACCGATGAGGAGCCGCCATGCCCGCATTCATCGATCTCACCGGCCAGCGGTTCGGTCGGCTCACGGTGCTCAACCGTGCCGGCACCGCGCAAACCGGGGGCGAGACCAAGGTCACGTGGAGTTGCCGGTGCGACTGCGGCGAGGAGGTGATCGTCTGGGCCGGCGCGCTCCGCTCGGGCCACACGAAAAGCTGTGGTTGCCTGGACCGGGATCAACGAATGGCCCGAAACACCAAGCATGGGGCCAGCAAGCGAGGAGAGACAACGCCAGAATACCTCACCTTGCGGGGCATGATCGACCGCTGCACCAATCCCAACAACAAGTACTATGCCGATTACGGCGGTCGCGGGATCGAGGTCTGCGAGCGGTGGCGCAAGAGCTTCGCGAACTTCCTCGCCGACATGGGCGAGCGGCCGAAGAAGGGTCGTTACAGCATCGAGCGGCTCGACGTGAACGGCCACTACGAGCCCGGCAACTGCGTCTGGATCCCGATGCACGAGCAGGCGACCAACAAGCGCAACAACCGGCTGCTCACCTTCCGTGGCCAGACCCTGGTTCTCACCCACTGGGCGGAACGTATCGGCATCTCGGTGCCGTTGCTTCTCCACCGGCTCGACAAGCTGGGCTGGCCCGTGGAGCGGGCGCTGACCGAGCCTGCTCGGGAGCTGACGCGGTCGAAGATCACCTTCCGCGGCGAGACCATGAGCATGAACGCCTGGGCGAAACGGGTCGGGATGGCGGTGTCCTCGCTGCATTGGCAGGTTGTCACCAAAGGCAGGGATCCGGCCGAGGTCCTGGCCGAGGCGATCGAGAAAAAGAAGTGGGACCCGCGGCTGGAAGAGGAGCCGCCGCGGTGAGCGGCCCTGGAGGGCCGGCAGGCGGCGCGGCGTCATGAGCGACGACGCGCCCGATCCCGGCTCGGACCCGCCTGTCCTCATCTGCTATTGACGCCAACCGGTGGGCTGCTAAGCGATAGTCTTGGTCAGCCACAATCTGACCAGATCATGGATGGGCGACGCGCGTGCTGGCACCACACGCGCCGCCCCCACGCTAAGCGAGAAGGAGCCTCGCCGCATGGCCGTCAAAGCCGCTACCACGTCCGTTGTCGTTCCGGAACTGCGCATCAGAACCATGGAGGTGGCCGTCCTCGGCGCCAGCCCGTTGATCGTTCACGCCTGGTCGCAGAAGGCCAAGCTCGAGATGCTCGGCAAGCAAATGAAGGTCGCCAAGGGCGCGAAGGAGGCCAAGGACCCCTGGCAGGATTTCCAGGACAGCCTCTACCGCCTGCCGGGCGGCGGCTACGGCTTCCCCAGCGTCGCGTTCAAGGCGGCGGCGGTGACCGCCTGCACGTCCGTGGCCGACATGACCAAGATCGCCGCCCGCCAGGCGTTCCATATCGTCGGCGAGCAGATCAGCATCCCGTCCGCCTACGAGCACAACGGCCGGCGCATGGAGGCGCGCTACGATTTGGTGCGGATCATCGCCGGCGAGCCGGAGATGCGCGAGGACATGGTGCGCGTCGGCATGGGCACCGCGGATCTCCGCTACCGGGGCCAGTTCTGGCCGTGGGCGGCGCGGCTCAACGTTAGCTACAACGAGGGCGTGTTGTCGGAAGGGCAGATCATGAACCTGATCAACACGGCCGGGTTCGGGGTCGGCATCGGCGAGTGGCGTGCTGAGCGGGATGGCACCTACGGCCGGTTTCACGCTGCCTCCGCGGCCGAGATGAGCATCGTTGCCGACATCGAGCAGGAGAGCCGCCTTGCGGATGCCGCGTGACGTCCACCTCGGCTACGAGTGGTCCTCGACCTACGCCCTCGAGAAAGGATTCCCGCGGACCAAGGAGAGCGCCGCCATGGTGGCGGGCGAGCTGCGGCGCATCCAGGGCAACGCGCCGGTGCTCGATCCGCGGGCGGTGGTGAACGCGGCGCGGCCTGAGGAGGCCAAGCTGCATGGTGCCTTCACCTGGCAGGACGCGGTGGCGGCCGAGCGCTGGCGCGAGGTGCAGGCGGAGACCCTGCAGCGCGGGGTGCGGGTGGTGGTGATCCGCCGGCACGAGGACGGGCGCGAGGAGCGCTCCGAGCCGGTGGCGGTGTACGCCAGCTTCAAGCCGCGGGACGAGGTGCGCGGCTACCGCGAGACGCTGGTGGCGATGCAGGAGCCGAGCCACCAGTCGGCGTTGCTGCGCGAGGCGCTGCGCGAGCTGCGGCTGTTCCGGGCGCGGTACCGGGTGCTGGTTGGCCTGGGCGAGGTGATGATGGCGATCGATGCGCTGCTCGAGGAGCCGGCGCCCGAGCTGGTCGAGGCCTGATCCTACAGGCGTGGTGTGGCTGGCGCGGGTATGGCATGGCCAGGCGCGGCAAGGCGTGTCCAGGTCGGGTTTGGCAGGGCCGGCGTGGCGTGGCGTGGCGTGGCTTGGCCAGGCTTGGCTAGGCGCGGCGTGGCTGGCAGGGCGTGGCGAGGTCGGGCATGGCGCGGCACGGCATGGCCGGCGAGGCGGGGTGAGGTCGGGCACGGCATGGCGCGGTGAGGCCTGGCAAGGCGTGGCTGGACCGGCATGGCCTGGCTGGTTGCGGCGAGGTGCGGTGTGGCGTGGCGCGGCCGGCGAGGCGTGGCTCGGCGTGATCCGGTTGGGCAAGGCGCGGTCTGGCGTGGCCGGCAGGGCGGGGCGCGGCACGGCGTGGCGAGGCGCGGCGCGGTGTGGCATGGCACGGCAGGGTGCGGCCGGCAAGGCGGGGCGTGGCAAGGCTCGGCATGGCAGGGCCGGCGGGGCTTGGCACGGCGGGGCTGGGCTAGGCCGGGCCCGGCAGGGCTAGGCGGGGCCGGGCTGGCGAGGCGCGGCAAGGCATGGCGGGGTCTGGCGCGGCGCGGCGGGGTGCGGCCGGTAGGGTACGGCGCGGCGGGGCAGGGCACGGTGAGGCACGGCACGGCGAGGTGCGGCGGGGCGTGGCCGGCGTGGCAAGGCAGGGCCAGGTTGGTTCTGGCAAGGCAGGGTGCGTCCGGCATGGCAAGGCGCGGTGCGGCAAGGTGTGGCGGGTCGGGGCTGGGCGCGGCCGGCGAGGCGGGGCTAGGCAAGGCGCGGCAAGGTGTGGCGAGGTGCGGCTGGGCCGGCAAGGCAAGGTATGGCGGGGCAAGGCACGGTTGGGCCTGGTCAGGCGCGGCCGGCGTGGCTGGGCGAGGCTGGGCGAGGCTGGGCGTGTTCTGGCAAGGCAGGGTGCGTCCGGCATGGCAAGGCGCGGTGCGGCAAGGTGTGGCGGGTCGGGGCTGGGCGCGGCCGGCAGGGCTCGGCAAGGCTGGGCGCGGCTCGGCACGGCAAGGCGGGGCATGGCTCGGCGCGGCCGGCGAGGCGCGGTAAGGCCGGGCTTGGCGCGGCGTGGCCGGGCGAGGCGTGGCCGGGCGAGGCGTGGCATGGCCGGCGAGGCACGGCGAGGCAAGGCAAGGCGCCGCCGCGCGCTCGACTTGGCCCCCCCACGCGGCGTGGATGGACCCCCGGCTTGATTGAATCGCGTCCCGGCTCTATCCAGGTGCGATCCTTTCGCCTTGGACGCGCCCATGCCCGTGACCAACACCCATCGCTGCTACGCGGATCGCGCCGAGGTCTGGGCCAAGATCCGCGACGCCCTTGAGGGCGAGGAGGCGATCAAGGCCAAGGGCGAGACCTACCTTCCCCGCCCCAGCGGCCAGGACTGGCGCGACTTCCGCAGCTTCTTGGCCCGCGCCCCGTTCGAGGCCGCGGTCGCGCGCACCCGCGCCGGCTTGACCGGGCTGATCTTCCGCAAGCCGCCGACGGTCAATCTGCCTGCAGCCTACGAGGATTGGGCCGACAACCTGACCCTCGACGGCACCCCGGCCGATGTCGTGGCGCGCGACCTGGTGCAGGAGGTGCTGGCCACCGGCCGCGCCGGGATCATCACCGACCTGGCCCAGGGCGAGAACGGCCGGCCGTACATTCGCTTGTACCCCGCCGAGCACATCCGCAACTGGTCGGTGGGCATCGACGCCGCGGGCCTGCCCTTCCTGCAGCAGCTGATCCTTGAGGACGAGGTCACCGTCCCGGAAGAGGACGGCTACGGCGATCACGCCCTGCGGCAGCTCCGGGTCCTGCAGCTGAAGGACGGCGTCTACGGCGTCGAGCTGTGGCAGCCGAGCGACCACAAGCAGCAAGGCGACGGCGACGAATGGAACCGGGTCGACGCTTACGTGCCGGCACGGCGCGGCCGCGCGCTCGACTTCATCCCGTTCGTCACCTGCGGCCCGTTCTCCCTTGATCCGCAGCCGCAGAAGCCGCCGCTGCTCGACGTCTGCAACCTTAACCTCGCCCATTATCGCTGCTCGGCGGATCTGGCTCACGCCTTGCACATGGTCGCCCTGCCAACCCCCTGGGTTGCCGACGATCACAGCGCCGCCGACCCGGCGCCGCGCGAGTGGCGCATCGGCTCAGGCACGGCGTGGCTGCTGACCAGCCAGGGCAAGGCCGGGATGCTCGAGGTCAGCGGCGCCGGCATCGGCTCGCTCTCGACCCAGGTCGAGCACCTGGAAAGCCGCATGGCCGCCGCCGGCGGCAGGATCCTGGAAAGCCAGAAGAAGGATGCCGAGGCCGCCGAGACCGTGCGCCTGCGGCAGACCGGCGAGACCTCGATCCTGGCGGCCATCGCCAACACCTCCAGCTTTGCCCTGACCAAGGCGCTGCGCACCGCCTTGTGGTGGGCCGGGGCCGGCGAGGACGCCGCCGCGCTCGACGCCGACGTCCAGCTCAACACCGACTTCTTCGATGCCGGCCTCACCGGCCAGGATCTGGCGCAGATGGTCGCCGCCTGGAACGCCGGCGCCTTCTCGTGGGAGGTGCTGATGCACAACCTGCGGCGCGGCGAGCTGATCCCCGACCACCTGAGCGACGAGGACGTGCGCGACCAGCTCGACAGCGAGACCGCCAAGGCCATGCCGCCGATGCTGGCGGCGGCGGTGCCTGGGCAGCGGCCGGGGCAGGCAGCGGTGCCGCCGGTGGCGGTCCCGGCCGGCACCAAGCCCGTCGCCGTCAAAGCCGCCTGACGGCTGACCGGCAGCCGTGGCGGACAGCGTCAACGACCAGCTGGCGGACGCCGCCATCCAGCACGCGGTCGATCTGCAGCGGCTATCAGCCGACCAGGTCGCTAAGGTTATCGACCAGCTCGACGATCTGGCGACCGAGGTGGCGGCCAAGCTGCGCAAGGGCGGGCAGACCGCGTTTCAGCAGCAGCGCGCCAAGGCGTTGCTGGCGCAGCTCGCCGGCACGGTCGACGAGCGCTACCAGGGCATCGCCGCGCAGCACGTTCGCGACCTCGCCAAGCTGGCCGGGGTCGAGAGCAGCTTCGCGCGCGCCAGCCTCGACCAGGCGATTGGCGTGCCCGTCGCCACCACGGCGCTCAGCGAGCACCAGCTGGCCGCCGTCGCCGACGACGCGCTGATCGAGGGCCGGCGGGTCAAGGAGTGGTGGTCGGCGCAGGGCGAGAGCTACAAGGGCGTGCTGCGGCGCGAGATCACCAACGGCTATCTCAGCGGCGAGGGCGTCGACAAGATCACCCAGCGGCTGCTGGGCAGCAAGGACACGCCGGGCGCGTTCGTCGGGCCGCGCCATCAAGCCGAAGCGCTCGTTCGCACCAGCATCCAGCAGGTGGCCAGCGACGCCCGGCTGGCGAGCTATCGGCAAAACAGCGACATCATCAAGTACATCCAGCACCATTCGACGCTCGACACCAGGACGAGCGAAATCTGCAAGGCCAGGGATGGCTTGCTGTACACGTTGGATGGCGAGCCCGTTGGCCACGACAAGCCGTTCCAGTCCGGCATTCCGTACCATTGGAACTGCCGCAGCACGTGGGTGTCCGTCCTCAAGAGCTGGGACGAGCTGGCCGGGCCAAAGGCGCTGCCGCCCGAGCGCGGCAAGCAGGAGGTGCCGTTCGAGGAGCTCTTCACCAAGCGGCTGCAGGCGCGCGGCTGGTCGGCGGCGAAGATCGCGGACGCCAAGGCCAACGCCCGAAGCTCGCTCGACGGCGCCGTGCCCAGCACCTTGGATTTTGATTCCTGGTTGACGCTGAAGGAAGCGCAGGAGCCGGGCTGGGCGGTCAGGAACGGCGTGCTCACCGCGGCCAAGCACCGGCTGTGGTCGGCCGGCAAGATCAAGATGGCCGACCTGATCGACCAGACCGGCAACGAGCTGAGCATCGAGCAGCTCGAGGAGCTGGTCACCAAGGGCAGCACGGCGGCGCTCAAGGAAGCCGAGATCAAGGGCTGGGAAGCCGCGGTGCAGCAGGCCGAGAAGCGCCGGAGCGCGCTGAACACGGCCGAGAGCGCCGCGCGCGAGGCGATCACGGCCGCCGGCATGGGCGGGCCGGTGCGCGGCCTGCTGAACCGCGTGGTGCGCGAGGCGCGCAGCGGCCGGCCGATGCCCGACGACATCTCGCTCAGCAACCTGCCCGACGCGGTCAAGGCCGCCTTCGCCGACGCGATCGGCGCCGCGCGCGCCGTGTTCGAGGCCGAGCAGGCCGCCGGCCCGGCCCGGTCGCTGCTCAAGGAGCGGGTGCTCAAGGAAGCCGCGCGGACGCACCCGAAGCTGAAGGATCCGAACGGCCACGTCGTGTTCCGGCCCGGCGGCGCCACCGACATCAGCCCGCCGAAAGGACCCAAGCTCGCGCCGGCCGAACGGCCCGAGGATTGGGACAAGGTCACCGGCACGAAGCGGATCGCCGGCGAGCGGATCCCGACCCTCGGCCTTGACCAGAGCGCCGGCGTGCTCGTGGTCGAGGATGACGGCCGGGTCTGGATGGTGCGCGCCCACCTCGACCAGGACGGCGGCCACCTGCAGCCGGCCTCGACCTTCTACGGGCGGACCGAGGCGGCGACGCCGGTCCTCCTGCAGCGCGAGGCGATCCGCGCGGCCTACGACCAGCTCGGCCTCGCCGTGAAGATCGAGGGCATCGCTGGCGACGTGATCGACGGCACGACCTGGCGCCGGATCTACCTCGCCCGGCGCACCGGCGGCGCGCCGTGGGATGCCAGCCTCGGCGTCGACGGCGTCGAGCTGCTGCCGGCCGAGCGCGCCATGGAGGCGATGCGGCTGGGTGCGGACAAGCAGACCATGGCCGCGGCGCTCGGCCGTTTGGCCGAGGCACGAGCGCTCGGCAACGGCGACCTGTGGAAGGGGTTTGCGGCGCTGGCCAAGACCGGCGGGACGGCCGCGGCTGCCGGCGGCGGTGTCGCCTGGGGTGGTCCGCCGTCCGACCTGCGCGACACCTACGTCGGCCGGATCACGATCGAGGACAAGCTCAAGCGCGATCCGGACGGCAAGAAGACCGCCGAGGTCATCGCGACCTGGTACCGCGACGTCGTGCCGGAAAAGGATCTGTGGGCGGTGCAGGTGCACAAGCCGCTGAGCAAGAACGAGGTCGGGACGCCGTTCACCTTCACGTCCGGCCCGTCGGCGGGCAAGCAGGCCGCCGGCCATCACGATTCGAACCTGCGTGAGATCATCCTGCAGCCGAAGCTCAGCTCGCCCTTGAACGTCCAGGCGCACGAGTTCGGCCATGCCCTCGACGACGCCTTGGGCGCCCGGCTCGGGCAGTCGTACCGGTCGTTCCAGCACCGGGTCGACGGCATGCGCCTGCACGAGCTGATGGCCGAAGAGGCGTTGGCGCTGCCCGAGCAGGAGCGCGCGGCGTTCCTGGAGCGCAGCAAGTATTGGCTGCTGAACCCGCTCGAGGTCTTCGCCGAGCTGTACTCGACCTTTCGCAGCCCGGTCGGCCGTTGGGCCTATCAGTACGACCGCCACTGGATGCAACGGCGCTTCGCGCGTACCATCAGCGCGGTTTCCGACATCCTGCAGGATGCAGACCTGGATCGCCTGGCATGACGGTTGTTCTCTACCTCTCGACCCTGTCCGACGGCCGGCGGCTGGCGGCCTTCGCCGAGGATCCGCCGCGCCGCGACGGCGTCATGGTCGACCAGGTCGGCCCGGTCGATCCCGACGAGCCGTTCTTCGGCCGTCCTGCCAAGGACTGGCCCAACGGCACCTATCGGGTCGAGGGTGAACGGCTGGTGGCGCCGGATGACGCGAAGGACGCCAAGCCGTAGGGTCCTTGTTCGCCTGCTAAGCCATCCGTACCTGGATCCTTCCATTTCCTAGTTGAGTGTCGTAAGGCTTCCCCGGAGCCATCGGGATTAGCCTTTGACGCGCAGCTTCTCGTTCTCAAACCCGCATCTGACCCACCTGCACCACCACATCCTGCAGGCCAGCCAGCGCGGGCTCGAGCTGGCGCGGCACGGCGAGCTGCAGGGCGCGCGCGTCGCCGTCGCCGCCACCGGCCCGACCCTGACGGCCAAGCGGCTGGGCGAGCTGCGCCAGCTCGCGGCGCACGGCTGGCAGATCTGGGCGCTCAAGGAGGCGATGACCGTCCTGACCGCGGCGGACGTGCCGGTGCACGCGACCGTCGCCATGGATCCCGACGCCGGCCAGCGCGCCAAGTACCCGCGCGCGCCCGGCGTGACCTACTGGCTCGCCAGCTCCTGCGCCCCTGAGCTGTTCGACCACCTCGCCGGCCTGGACGTCCGCATCTACCACTCGGCGACCGGCTGGCTCGGCAAGGTGCCGCACCGCGAGACCGGCGAGATGGTGCAGATCTGCGAGATCCACCTCTACCGCTACGCCTACGAGCGCGCGGATTGCATCGTCGGCGGCTACACGGTCAGCAACCGCGCGCTCGGGCTGGCGAAATATCTCGGCGCCGACGAGGTCCGGCTGTTCGGCACGCCGTTCGGCTGGCGTCCCGAGGGCGGCTACTACGCCCAGGGCGTCACCGGCGCCGCCGGCAACCAGGGTCACGACCTGAGGATCGACCTGCCCGGCGACCGTTCCTGGCTGACCCGTCCCGACCTGTGCGCCTCGGCGATCCACGTCGCCATCGCCATTCGCGCGGGCGACTGCAGCGTCGCCGGCGACAGCCTGGCCGGCGCCATCGCCCGCCAGCCCGACGACCTCCTGCACCGCCTGTTCCCCGGCCAGTGGCCCAACGACCCGCAGCACCCCGCCCGCGCCGCGCCCGCACCCCAACCGGCAGCCTGACCCCATGGCCAAGAAGCTGAGATCCGTCCTCGACAGCCTCGACGAGCTGCCCGAGGCCCTGCACGAGCTGTACGAGGAGGTCAACGGCCGGTACGTGCTGGCGCTCGACGGCATCGACGACCACCCCGGCGTGGCGTCCTTGCGCACCGCGTTCAGGAAGGAAAAGGAGCGGCGCGGCGAGGCCACGCAGAAGCTCGAGGCCTTGCGCGGCCAGTTCGGCGAGCTTGGCGACCTGGAGCCCGACCAGATCAAGGAGCAGCTCGGCAAGCTGCAGCAGCTCGAGGACAAGCAGCTGCTGGACGCCGGCAAGGTCGAGGAGCTGCTGACGCAGCGGGTCGAGCGCATGAAGAAGGACCACGAGCGCCAGCTGCAGGCGCTGCAGCAGCAGCTGCAGGAGAAGGACGGGCTGCTCGGCAAGGCCTCGAGCCGGCTCAGCCAGGTGCTGGTCGACCAGGAGATCACCAACATCGCCAACAAGGCCGGCGTCCGGCAGACGGCGCTGACCGATGTGCTCAACCGTGGCCGCAGCATCTTCAAGCTGCTCGAGGACAAGGTGCTGCCGCTCGACGCCGAGGGCAGCGTGGTCAACGGCAAGACCGGGCTCGACCCGATGAGCATGGACGAGTGGATCGCCGGGCTGGCCGGCGACGCGCCGCACCTGTTCGAGCCCAGCACCGGGGCGGGCGCGCCGGGCTCTCGACCGCCGCAGGCGAATGGGGGCTTTAAAAAGACACTGTCATTGAGCGATAATCGCGGCATCGGTCAGAACCTGGAGGCGGTGGCGCGCGGCGAGGTCCGCTTCACCGACTCCTAGGGCGATGCTGGCGATGTGGTGCGCGCGGCGCACCCGGCCCGTCACACGAGGTGTGGTCGTGGTCGTGAGGTCAACCCTTGCGACAGGAACACCACGTCGTGGCGAATAATTTCACCTACATCATGCCCCAAATCTTGGCCAAGGGGCTGCTGACCCTGCGCGAGCAGGCGATCTTCGCGCGTCTCGTCAATGTCGATTACGGCAACGAGGCGGCGCAGAAGGGACAGACGATCGACGTCCCGGTCGCCCCCAGCTACTCCGCGACCGACGTCACGCCCTCGCCGGTGCATGCTTCGGTGGCCGACAGCGCCCCCGGGCTGGTGCAGATCACGCTGAACAACTGGAAGCACGTCCCGTTTTACTTGACCGACAAGGAGCTGGTCGAGATCGACGAGAACCGGCACTTCATGCCGATGGCGGCATCGGGCGCCATCAGGGCGCTGGCCAACTCCATCGATCAGAGCATCTCGGCCCAGTACACGGGCGTCTACGGCTACGTCGGCACCGCCGGAACCTCTCCGTTTGGCTCGTCCATCCTCGACGCGACCAACGTCCGCCGCGTCCTCAACGAGCAGCTGGCGCCGCTCGACGGCCGCATGCTGGTGCTCGACCCGTCGGCCGAAGCCAACGCCCTGGCGCTGCCGCAGCTGTCCGACTTCGACACGACCAGCGACAGCGGTCCGCGCATCGAAGGCGAGATGGGCCGCAAGCTGGGTTTTCGATTCTTCATGAGTCAGCAGCTCCCTCTCCACACGGCGGGTACAGCTGCAACGATCGTCACCCAGGCCTCGACCGCCGCCGGCGCGGCCTCGGTGCCGCTCTCGGCCAGCACCACCGGCACGCTGGTGGTCGGCGACATCATCTCCTTCGCCGGCGATTCGCAGACCTACGTCGTGGGCGAGACGGTCACCGTCTCGACCGCCATCGCGACCGCGATCGACCCGGTGCTGCAGGCCAACGTGCCCGCCGGCACCGCGGTCACCAAGCGGGCCTCGCACACGGTCAACCTCGGCTTCACGCGGGAAGCCTTCGCGTTCGCGAACCGGCCGCTAAGGTCCGACATGGAACTCGGCAATCGGATCACCGCGGCGACCGATCCGATGTCGGGCATCAGCCTGCGGCTCGAAGTATCCAGGCAATACAAAATGGTCCAATGGGACTTCGACGTCCTGTGGGGCACCAAGCTGATCTGGCCGGAATTTGCCGTGCGGCTGGCTGGCTGATGCGCACGCCGACCGTCACTCTGAAGAAGGGCCGCGACCAGCGGATCGTCGATGTGCACGAGTACGCCATCAACCTCGCCAGCTGGCAGGCCAAGGGCTGGAAGCGCGTTGGCGAGAGCCGTGGCGCGACCGGCGATCTGCAGGAACGCGGTCGGCGGCACGAGGCCGAGATCGAGCACGAGCGGACGCTGACCCGCGAGCCGCCCAAGGACCAGGCCCAGCGCGCCATCCGTTTGGGCACCCCTATCGCCAAGGAGCCAGAGCATGGCTAGCACCCCGTCCAAGGACGAGCCGACCATCACCCCGCCGTCGCCAGCCGGCACGGGCGCTGCAGCGCCCACGCCGCCGCAGTCGAGCACCAAGGCGCCGACCGTCTCGCCCAAGGACGCCGACACGGCGCAGGCCACCGCCCGCACCGGCGGGCAGCGGCAGGTGGTCCGTGACGAGCCCGAAGGCGGCCCGCAGGCGACGCGCGAGCCCGGCAAGGGCGCCAAGCCGCCGGCGGCGGCCAGCGACACCAACAGCCCGATCCCGGAAGGCACGGCCGCCGACGCGCCGGTCAGCGCGCCGTTCGGGCCGCTGGGCAAGCCGATCGAGCTGCAGCCACGGCAGGGCGGCCGCATCCCGGGCAGCCGCAGCGAGGACGTCGACCGCACCCCGGCCAGCCGCAACCCCGCCTTCTACAGCAAGGAGGCGGCCCAGGAGCGCGCCCGGCTGACCGGCGACGGCAGCAACCCGGGGGCGCCGACCGCGCCGCGGGCGATCGGTGGCGGCGGCGAGACCACGGCCCCGGTGGCGGCGACCGAGGAGGAGATCAAGACCAAGCCTGAGGACGCCGACAAGCTCGGCGAGCAGGATAGCGACAAGAAGTGAGCGTGCGGCTGCTGCACGGCGATTGCCGCGAGGTGCTCAAGGGCCTCGAGCCCGAGAGCGTGCAATGCGTCTGCAGCAGCCCTCCCTACTTTTCTTTACGCAGCTATCTGCCCGACGGCCACCCGGACAAGGCGAAGGAGATCGGCGCCGAGACCTCGGTTGCCGAGTACGTCCAGGCGCTGGTCGAGGTGTTCCGCGAGGTGCGAAGGGTTCTGCACCCAACCGGCTGCGCTTGGCTCAACCTGGGCGACAGCTACGCCAGCGACACCAAAGGCAGCGGCGGCACCGGCAAGAGCAGCGGCTTGCGCAAGGACGGGCGAGACGAGCAGTCCCGTTTGCGGTCGGCTGACCTGAGCATCGCGCATCAGAGGTTCGAGCCTCGTCGCGTCAGCCATGGCCTGAAGCCCAAGGACCTGCTGATGATCCCGGCGCGGGTCGCCATCGCGCTGCAGGAGGACGGCTGGTACCTCCGAGCCGATTGCATTTGGGCGAAGCAGAATCCGATGCCGGAGTCGGTGCGCGACCGGCCGACGTCGGCCCACGAGCACGTCTTCCTGCTGACGCGCTCGGCCAATTACTTTTACGACGCCGAGGCGGTTGCGGAGCGGGCGGCATCGAGGCTGCAGGCGCGGTTGACCGGCACCGCGGAGCAGCCCAAAGGCGCGGCGCGGGCGGCGGCCGGGGTGCAGAACCCGCTCTGCCAGGGCGGCACCTCGGACACCCGCAATCTCCGCAACGTCTGGAGCATCGCCAGCGAGTCGTGCTCGCTCGCCCACTTCGCCGTCATGCCGTCCGCGCTGGCCGAGATCTGCATCAAGGCGGGCACGTCCGAGAAGGGCTGCTGCCCGGCGTGCCAGGCGCCGTGGGTGCGGGTGACGGAGCGCGTGCCCGTCGATCACGGCATGGGCTTAGCCTCGTGCGACCACCAGAAATTGTCGCAGATGCCGGATCGGCAGCCCAAGCGGCTGCGCACGCCGACCGGGCAGAGTCTCGCCAAAACCGCGCCGCGACACCTCGGCTGGCAGCCGTCCTGCTCCTGCCCGGATGCCGGCGACCCCGTGCCCTGCACCGTTTTGGACGTTTTCGCCGGCGCCGGCACCTCGTTGCTCGTAGCCGATCGCCTGCAGCGCCACGCGATCGGCATCGAGTTGTCGTCTGCCTTCTGCGATCTGATCCGCTCGCGGCTGACCGCCGACGCGCCGCTGCTCGCCGACGTGGAAGCGGCATGACCCGCTGGGCGGCCGTGACCACCTTCCACGCCGACCACTGGCAGGGCTGGGCGCGGACGTTCGTCGCGTCGTTCCTGGCCCGCTGGCCGCGCGAGGTCGAGCTGCACGTGGTCCTGCAGGGTGACCTGCCGCGCGACCTGTTCCGCTCGCGGCTGCACGTGCATGCGCTCGAGACCTGGGCGCCGCGTTGGCCCGAGTTCCTGGCCAAGCACGGCGGCGACAAGGCGGCGCACGGCCAGATCAATGGCGGCTACGACTACCGCCACGACGCCATCCGCTTCGCCCCCAAGGTCTTTGTCATCGGTGCTGCCGCCGAGCATCTGCGCCGGGCCGAGCGGCTGCTCTGGATCGACGCCGACATCGTCACCCATGCCGACGTGCCGCTCGGCTGGCTCGAGGCGGTGCTTCTCCCGTTCGACGAGGCCAGCGGCACCCGGCCCTACGTCGCCTACCTGGGGCGCGACGCGGTGCGGCTGGTTCCCGAGACCGGCCTCCTCGCCTTCGACCAGCTTCATGCCGGCCACGCCCCGTTCCTGGCCGCCTGGACCGGCCTCTACGCCAGCGGCTCGGTGTTCGAGCTGGCGCGCCAGGAGGATGCCTTCAGCTTCGATTGCGTGCGGCGCCACTTCGCCAAGGCGGGGCTGATCAGCTGCCACGACCTGGGTGCCGGGATCATGCACCACCACGTGTTCGTGAATTCGGTCCTAGGTGAGGTCATGGATCACTGCAAGGGACCCAGGAAGCAAGTTGGCCACAGCCACCCGGCCGACCTGAGCTGGCCCCGACCCGAGCCGTGGTGGCGGGCGGTGCGCGCCGGCCAGCACCCGCGCTGGGATGCGCCCTTGGTCGCGGGGCTCCCCGCGACCGATCCAGGGGCGGCGGCATGAACCGCTACGGCCAGCTGCTCACCGTCATCGACCGCGAGAAGCCGGCCAGCCTGGTCGAGGTCGGCACCTGGAACGGGGACCGCGCCCTGGCCATGATCCGCCGCGCCCGGCAGTGGCAGCCGCGGGTCAGCTATCTCGGCGTCGACCTTTTCGAGGACGCATCGGCCGCGACCGACCGCGACGAGCTGAACGTCAAGCCGCACCACAGCAGGGACGGGGTGCGGCACCGGCTGGAGGCGGAGCTGCGCGACCTGGGCGGGGTTGACCTCCTCCTGCTCAAGGGCAACAGCCGCGACGTGCTGCCCTCGACCGCGGCCGACCTGGCGTTCATCGATGGCGGGCACTCGTTGCCGACCATCGAGAACGACTTCGACCGGCTCAAGGGCAGCCGCTGCCTGGTGCTCGACGATTTCTACGGTCCCGACCGCGACGGGCGCTGCCCCGACGTGACCCGCTGGGGCTGCAACGAGCTGCTGCTGCATCTGGCGCTCGAGGCCGGGTGGAAGATCCGCGTCCTGCCGGCGCAGGACCCGGTGCGGGGCGGCGGCTTGGTGCAGATGGTCGAGGTGCGCCGGGGATGAGCGCGCGGGCGGGCCACGGCGACGGCTTCGAGGTGGCGTACGTGCCGCTGGATGGCTGGCTGTCCTGGCTGGCCGCGGGGTGGACCTTCGGTGGGATCGTCGCCGGGCCTATGGCGGGCCACGCCGGCTGCTGGTCCTGCCTGATGGTGCGGGAGCCGGCCGATGCGTGAGGAGGTCATCGGCGAGTGCCGGCTAATCTTGGGCGACTGCCTCGACGTGTTGCCCGAGCTGGACGAGGCCGACGCCGTCATCGCCGATCCGCCCTACTGCAGCGGCGCGCGGACCACGGCCGAGGTTAGCGGTCGCGGCGGCATGTCTCGCGGCCAGCTCTGGAAGTCGCGGCCGATGGATAACGACCGCATGACCACGACGGGGTTCTCCTGGCTCATGCGGCAGGTGGGTTGCGAAGCAGAGCGCCTGCTCAAGCAGGGCGGCTCGTTCCTGTCGTTCATCGACTGGCGGCAGTACCCGACCCTCTATGGCTGTCTGGAAGCCTGCAATCTCCGCATCCAAGGCATGGTGGTCTGGGACAAGGAGGACATGGCGTTGGGCAACGGCTTCAGGAACCAGCACGAGCTGATCATCCACGCCGCCAAGGACACGCCCGCCGTCTACGACCGCAGCATCCCGAACGTGCTGCGCTGCAAGCGGATCAGCCAAAGCGAGATCCACCCAACCGAGAAGCCCGCGGCGCTCTACGAGGCGCTGGTTCGGGTGGTATCGCCGCGCGCCGGCCTCGTGGCCGATCCCTTCATGGGTAGCGGGACATGCGGCGTGGCCTGTGCCCGGCTCGGCCGACGCTTCGTTGGCATCGAGCGCGACCCGAAACACTTCGCCGCGGCCTGTCGGCGGATCGAGGCCGCTTATGGCCAGGGCGACCTATTCCGCGCGCCGCCGCCGCCGAAGCCGGTGCAGGTGAATCTGCTGGACGGGGCCGCCTGATGGCTGAGGACGTCACGATTGGCGGCTGCAGGCTCGTGCTCGGCGATTGCATGGACGTGCTGGCCGGCATGGAGCCGTGCTCGGTCGACGCCGTCGTCACCGATCCGCCCTACCACCTGACCAGCGGCAATGCGGCGTTCGACTGGTCCGCCATGGGGCCGGGCGACAAGCGGCCGAACATCGGCGCCACCAACCGCGGCGGCCGTGGCCACAAGGCTGGCTTCATGGGCAAGAGCTGGGATGGCGGCGATATCGCCTTCCGGCCCGAGACCTGGGTTGAGGTGCTCCGTGTCCTGAAGCCGGGCGGGCACATGGTCTGCTTCGGCGGCACCCGCACCTACCACCGCCTCGCCTGCGCCATCGAGGATGCCGGGTTCGAGATCCGCGACAGCCTGATGTGGTTGTACGGCT